TCAGCTGCCCGATTCCCTCATCGCGCGACGTAGTGCGAGATCGTCGGTGATTGCCGCGTTCTGCCATGCATTTGCCATGCGTGGATCGGGCAGCGCGTGGGCCGTGTCGTCGACTCCGAACGGCCGCGAGAAGTGCGCATAGATCTCGGTCGTCGACGTCGACGCGTGCCCGAGTAGCTCGGCGATGCGTCCGAGCGGAACCCCGTCCTGCGCGAGCCACGACGCATAGGTGTGCCGCAGGTCGTGAATCGTCGCCCCGAGGTGGGAGAGCCCGGCCGCGCTCAGCGCCGGCTCGAACACCTGGCGGTAGAAGTTGCGGTCATCCCGCAGCCGCCCACGTTCGCCGGCGAACATCAGCGCAGACGGACACGAGCCACCCCGACGGTGGGGCACGCCGCAGTCGCGCGCGAGCGGCATCGACAGCCCCTCGATCACCCACGGCTGCAGCGGCACGTGCCGCTGCCGGCGCCCTTTCGGGTAGGGCTTGATCTCTTTCCCGTCGGTGGTGTCGGCCACCGTCACGAAACGGTGACGCAGATCGACGCGGTGCGTGTGCAGTGCGGCGAGTTCGCCCCACCGCAGGCCGGTGCCTACGAGGAAGTTCAACACCGCTCGGTCGCGCTCCATTGGCACGGCCGCGACGAGGCGGGCGTATTCCTCGCGCGTGAAGAACACCGCGTCGGTGGGCGTGGCTGCCGGCAGCTTGATTTTCACCGCCGGGTTCGCCGGGATCAGTTTGTGGTCGACAGCTGCCGTCAGGCTCGACACGAACACGTTCAGGTATCGCTGCATCGACGAGGGGGCGCGGTATCGCGGTTTCTCAGCGGTGCCGAGGTTCTCGCGAACGGCCTGCGTCGCCCACCCCTGCACGCTGACGCGGGTGATCGAGTCGAGGGGCACATCGCCCCAGTGGGGCCGCAGGTGGTTGCGGACCATGCTCGATTCGTTCTCGTCCGTGGCCGGCTCGATCTCGCGTGTCGGCCACCATTCGTCGACCCACTCGCCCCACGTGATCTTCCCGGCGCGCGGGTCGAGGGCGCCGGGCTGACGGGCGGCGACCTCGGCGTCATCGGCGGCGCGCTGCGCTGCGCGTTTCTGGGGGAATGTGCCCGCGCTGCGGCGATCGCCCGTGGGGGTTCGGTAGTAGCCCGTGTACTTGCCCGACCGCTGTTTCTCAGTCCATGCCACGAGCGGCCCCCTGCGCCTCGCTTACGACCGATCGGCCTCGTCTGCGGCTGCTGACACGATTGTGACGACGGAGAGCCCGAGAGCGCCGCACAGCGCGCGCAGCTGCGAGAGCGTCATGTGCCGCTCGGCTCGGAACAATTTCGAGATCTGAGACTGCGAGATCCCCGTGCGCGCCGCGAGTTCGGTCTGCGTCACGAGCGACTCGTCGGTGTAGATCCGCAGCTGCTCGGCGATAGATCGCTCGAAGGGATCGCGCAGAGCTATCACAGCGCGACCGTACCGAAGGGGGGTTGCATCCCTCGGTGTTGCAAGTCGTTAGTTCGCATGAACTACGATGCGACGCACTGCAGGCCGGGGGGTCGGGCAGCTGAAAGGACACACGCACCATGTTTGCCCGACTCTCGCGCACCATCGGGGGCGCGCTCGTGATCGCCGGTGCCGGCGCGCTCGTCGCCGCGGTCGCCGTCATCGTGTTTGGCATGGCTGTCGCCCTCCGAAGTGGCGCTGAGGTTGTCACGGTTGGGGTTCTCGCATCGACCGCGCGAGCGCGCGGGGTGCGGCCGTCAGAACTGCTCGGCGAGTTGGGTCTGCACAGCATCGAGTAAGTCGCCCGGCGACAGGTTCAATGCACGGGCAATGCGCCCGAACGTCGGCACGGGGATATCCCGCTGCCCGTTGAAATACCGCAGCAACGTGTTCCGGGGGATGCCGGTCGCCGTCGCGATCTCGGGGAAGCTCATCTGCAGCCGCGCCCGGGCGGCGCGCAACTCGGCCGCAAGCGCGGCCGTGTACGCCTCGGCGTAGGGGTCAGTTTCAGGTGCCATGCGGGCACGATAGCACCGGTGCGGATGAAAACGCCCCTATTTGGGTGCTATTGACTCCGATTAGGTGAACGGCTAGCGATGTTGCGTAACAGCACCCGTTTGGGTGCTATGGTCGCCGCATGGCAACCGAAACCGCTGACCGCATCGAGGTCGCGAAGCTCGTCGAAGCGGCCCGCACCGAGGCCGACCGTTCCGTCGCATGGCTCGCACGAAAGGCCGGCATCTCGGCGTCGTCGCTGCGCCGCAAGCTCGACGGCGAGGCCGATTTCTACCTCTGGGAAATCGCCCGCATCGCCGGCGCGCTCGGCCGCAAGATGAGCGAGTTCCTCCCCGCCGGCTGGGATGCCGCCCCCGCTGCTGCAGGGCTCGCCGCATGAACGGCATCGAGCAGCAGTACACGGCACCCGAGTGCGCCGAGATCGCGCGGCAGCACATCGTCACGATCCGGCTGCGCCTGGAAAGCGGCGAACTGCACGGCTCGCAGCGCAAGGTCGGCGGGCGCTGGCTCGTCGCCGAGTCCTGCCTGCAGGCGTACCTCGCCGGCCAGAAGTGCGCCCACCAAGCGGCGCCCGCTGGCAACGTCACCAAGCTGCGCCGCAGCGCCTAGACCACCCACCCCGAACCGCTCACGAAAGGGCACACACATGACGGTTCAGCACGACGACCTCACCGCAGAACTGGCGCTGGACGAATGGACGGATGCCGAGATTCGCATTCGCACAACCGCCGCGCTCGCGAAAGCCGACTACCTCGACAGCCTGAGCAAGCGCCTGCACCCGAGCGACCGTTTCGACGCCGCCCTCGGCGTCTGGCGCGAGTTCATCGACGGCCGGCGCATGGCCGACCGCACCGACCCGCTCATGCTCGACGAACTGAGCGACATAACGACCGTGTTCGTGCGCGTCATGCGGTGGCTCACCGAGGCCGAGATCGTCGCTGCAGCGCGCGAGGCGTTCGGCGACGTCCCGATCTCCCACGCGAACGACGCCGGCAGCCTCTCGTGGGTGCCGGCCGACTCGATGCTCTGCGTCCGATTCCGCGGCCTGCTGCTCGACTCGCTCGTCGTGCTCAGCGACGCCGACCCGTTCGACCGCGTGCTCGCAAAGCACGACGCGATCGCCGCGGGGGTGGCCGCATGAGCGCCCCCGAGCCGGTCGTCGACGAGCCCGTCGTCGCCATGCCCCGCCCGCCGCGGCCGGCCGCGGTCGCCCCCACCGTCGACGAGGTGCTCGAACAGGCCCGCGATCGCATCGCCGTCGCCACCCTCGACGCCGACGTCGCGGCGCTACGCAGCGTGCAGGTCAGCATGGCGCTGCAGCACGTGCACGAAACGCTCACGAGCAAGTCGCCCACGCGCGCCTACGCCGAGGTGTCCGACCTCGCCCGAGCGCGCATGGTCGAGGCCGTCGGGCAGCAGGCACACGCTCGCACGAACGGCTACCGCGCATGAGCGACACGCGCCGCGTCGTCGCCGTGCCGGGGCGTCAGCCCGTCGTGCGCCCCGAGGCCGGGCGGTGGCGCGCTGAGCGTCACGAGCGCCGCGCCCGAGCCGACCGCGACGATAAGCGCATCGACCGCGCCGAGCGCCGCGCCGAGCGCGCCGACGCCGGCGCTCTGTTCCCGCTCGGTTCGACGGTTCGGGCGGTGTGACGTGGGGCAGATCGAGCGCACCCGGAACACCGACCCGATCACCTCGGCCGAGGCTGCAGCGTCGATTCTGCTGCGCCACTCGCAGGGTGAGGTGCTCGCTCTGTTCACGCTCGAAGCCCGTCCCCTCACCGACGGCGAACTCGTCGAGGCCGCAGCGCGCTGGGGCTCGACCTACACCGGGCAGCGCCTGCGCTCTGCTCGGAAGGAACTCAGCCGGATGAACCTCATTCGCGAGGTGCCCGGCGAGTTCCGCCCCGGCCCCACCGGCAAGCGCCGCGCGCACGTGCACACCCTCGCCACCGCCGCATAACCCGCCCGCGCCACTCTCACCGCCCCTGACCCGCAGGGCGCGGCCGTTCGGCCTGCGCTCGCACAGTCTCGACGACCCCGAAGGAACGCACGATGAAAGCGAAGATCCTCGCCGCACTGCTCGCGGCATCCGTCCTGCTCATCGCCGGCTGCTCGCCCATCAGCACCGGGACGATCACCGGCAAGAGCACCAACCCCGGCCATTTCGTGTCGACGACGTCGTGCCACCCGTCGGGCAAAACGACCGTGTGCACGCCCTCGATCTACTGGCAGCCGCCGACGTGGCGGCTTGACCTGCGCCGCGGCGATAAAGACGGGTGGGTGTACGTCGGGCAGGGCGAGTTCGACAGCTACAACGTCGGCGAGGTCTACCCGTGACCCGCGACGTGCAGCCCCTGCTCATCATCGTGCCCGCCGGCGCGAACCCGGACGCCTGGCACGAGGGCCGCGACGGGGGCGTGACCGCGTCCGAGATCCACCGCATTGCGCACGGCGGGCGGCAGACGCACCGCGCGATCCTCGACGAGAAGTTGAACGGCCGCGCGTTCGGCGGCAACGCCCACACCCGCCGCGGCCACGTGCGCGAGGCCGAACTGCTGCACTACGCGACCTATCTCGCGTCGATCGTCAGCCCGAACTCGGCCCTGTTCGGCCACCCCGAACACCCGCTGCACCGGTGCACCCCCGACGGCACCGGCATGGACGACGAACACGGCCTGTTCGGCGTCGAGGCGAAGTCGCACGACCACCAGTGGAACAGCGACGAGATCCCGGCCGACCACTACGACCAGATGCAGTTCGGCATGTGGGTGCTCGGGTTCGACTGGTGGCTGTACGTCTGGGAGGTCATGGGCGCCGACGGCGAACCCACCCTGGCCGAGCCCGAGCACCGATGGGTGCCCCGCGATGAGGCGCGCATCGCCCGACTCGCCGCCGAGGCCGACGCGTTCATCGCCTGGCGCGACGCCGGCGCACCCGAGCATGACGACCTGCCCGACGACGTCGACGAGGCGATCGCCGTCTACGCCGACGCGAAAGCCCGCGAGTCGGCCGGCAAGCGCGACGCGGCCGCGGTGCGCCCCGAGATCGACGCGTGGCTCGCGAAGCACCCCGGCCAGACCGTACGCGTGGCCGGCACCCGCGGCGGCATCGTCCGCACCGCCGACGACCTGCTCGTGCTCGACGAGGCCGCATGGAAGCTCGCCGACGAGGCCGCGTGGCAGCGGTACGAGGAACTCGCGCTGCAGGCCGCTGACGCCGACGCGCACGCCCGCGATCTGCGCCTGCAGGCCGATGCCCTGGCCGACGCGGCGATCGCCGCCGGCCACTCCACCACCGAAACGAAGTACGGGAACGTGCGCCTCGACGCACCGAAGGGAACGAAGCGATGAACACCGACGAGGCACGCGCAGCCGTGCAGGCATCCGGGCTGCTGGAATCACTGGAAGGGCCGCACTTTCACATCGGCGTGCCCCCCGTGACACCGTCCCCGCTCACCCCGAGCAGCTGGGCATCGGCGTTCCTCGCCACGCCCGAAGATCCCTACCCCGATTTCGCGCGTGTGCTCATCAAGCGCACCGGGCAGACCACCCGCGAGATCGTCATCGCGTGGGCCGAGTACGCTGCTCGCGACGAGATCACCCCGGGATGGAACGCGACCCGCACCGCAAGCCCCATGAGCGTGTTCGGGGGCGAGTGCGAGCGTCACGCCTACCTCGTCGTGTTCGCCGACGTTCTCGCCCCGCTGCTCGAAGCCGAACGCGCCGCGGCTGCCTCGGCCGCTCTCGTCGACGACATCCGTGCCACCGCAGCTCCGGCTCGCGACTGGGCGAGCGAGATCGCCGCGGCATCCGACGCCGCCGCGCTCGTCAGGCTCTGGGAAGAGGCGAAGGGACAGCGCACGCCCGAACTCGAACGCGCGATGGTTGACCGCCGGCAGCAGCTGACGGCACCGCGGCCCACCGCTGCGGCCGTCACGCCCGCGCCGCAGGCGAAGCCGGCCACCCCGCGCGCGTCGACGCCGGCACGCCCCGCCGCGACGCCTCGCCCCCCACGTCGCGACGTGCCGCAGCTGGCCGAGCCCGTCAAGCCGGGCGCCCCGCGCAAGTCGTCCTCGCGCGCCGAGCGCGACAGCGGTCGTCGCGGGGGTGGTCGCCGATGAGCGTCAAGGTAAAGCACCGCACGGGCGCGGGCGCGGCGCTCAACCCCGACCACGTCGGCATGCACCGCGGCATCGTCGCCGGCGTCGTCGTGACCCTGCTCGCGGCCGTGCTCACCTCGTGGCACGGGCTCGCGCTCGTGGCCGAGTGGCAGGGTCTGCCCGAGCCGATGCGCTGGGTCACCCCCGTCATGGTCGACGTGCCCCTCGTCGTGCTCACCGCCGCGCGCGGTGCGCTCGCGAAACGCGGCATCCGCACCCGCGGCATGCTCGCCGGCATCGTGGCTCTCACGCTGTTCTCATCGACGGCCAACCTCGTGCACTCGCTCGACGGGGCCGACCTCACCGCGGTGGCCGTCTGGGGCGGGGCAATCACGAACGCGCTCGCCCCGTGGCTCATCCTCTCCATGACCGAGGTTCTGTGGATGGTCGTCACCCGCCCCACCGAGCGTCGCCGGCGCGAGGTCGAGGCATGATGCCGGCGCTGTGGTGCGCGGCGCTCGCACTCACCCTCGTGGCACTCGCCGCGCTCGGCTCAGCGATTCGACGGGGCGACCGCCGCGGCACGTCGACGATGCTGCTCGCCGTCGTCGTGGGCGCTCTGCTCACCCTCGCGATGGCACCGGCGGTGGCGGCGACGTGGTGAAGCCCGGCGAGTTCCCCGACGACGTCGTCGCCCTGATCTGGGAGCGCGACGGTGGATGCTGCGCCCTCTGCGGCGTAGGGCTCATCTGGGAGCGCCGCGGCGAGGCGTTCGGCGGGTGGTCGGTGCAGCACCGCGAGCCCCGCAAGTCGGGCGGGGCGAAGGGTCGGCCGTGGGTTGCCCGCGCGGCGAACGGCGTCCTGCTCTGCGGCACCGGCACGACCGGATGCCACGGCGACGTCGAGCACCACCGCGACAACGTCGACCCGTTGTGGGGGTTCTCGGTGTCCGCGCTCGGCATCCGCCGGCCCGTCGAGGTGCCCGTGCGTCACGTGATGCTCGGGTGGGTACTGCTCGACGACGCCGGTGGGTGGCAGCCCGTCGACGCACCCGTCGACGATCTGGCCGCAGCGGCATGACCCGGGGCGGGCTGGCTTTCCAGCCATGTGATGACGGCGTCGAAGAACGCGAGGCGCACGTCGATGAGGTCGAGGGGCAGGGGGCGCGTGGGGTCGTTCGTCATAATGGCGCGCAGTCTAGGGGGCACCGAGCCGCATCCGGCGTTCGCAACCGACCAATCTCGCCGGCCGAGTTCGAGCGCGAGCACGCCGCATGAGCGCGCTCGTGCGAGCGGGGTTCGCAGGCTACCGCGAGGCGAGGGATGCCTACGACTCGGTGCTGACGCTCGCCTACGACCGTGCCGAGGAAGCGACGAACGGGGCGCTGCTGAACGCCCGGGGACGCGCGAAGGGCATCAACCCCGCGACGCTGTTCCTCGGGCCGGCGGTACGCGCCTACGCCTACGCCTCGCCCGAACTCGTCGACCACTGGGAGAAGCACCCCCGGGTGACGTTCGCTGAGTTCGAGCGCCGGTGGATGAGCGAGCGCGAGGCCGAGTATTTGGCGGCGATCGCGTGAGCGGCGCGCCTGCAGCTGCAGCCGGCTGTGCCCTCGGCTGCTGCACGCCCGACGTCGCCGAACTGCCGAACGGCGGATGGTCCGAGGACGGAACGAAGATCGACCCGCGCCGGCGCGAGCACCTGACGCGCGAGTGGGCCGCGACGTCGGCTCGCCTCGACCGCCGGCACGCCGACTATCCGAAGTGCAAGCTCTGCGGGCAGCGCGCGATGTTCCTCGACGCTGCGGGGCTCTGCTCGAAGGTTAAGGGCGCGCACGAGGCGTACCGGGTGCGCCTCGGTGTGCCGCTCGCCCCTGCGCAGAAGGGACGCCGGCGATGATGCCGCAGTTCGCGATGACGTATGTCGTCTATTGGCCGGATGCCCGCGTGCTCAAAGTCGGGCGCGCGTGGCGGTTCGCCCGCGTGCAGGCGATGGTCGCCGCCGGCGCGCACCTGCTGGTGCTCGCGCGCGGCACCGACAGCACGTGGGAACGGGAAGCGCTGCGCGCGCTGCGCGAGTGGTTCCCGGCCGCGTTCCGCTCCGAGATCGACGCATGGCACCTGCTGCCATACGGCCGGGGCTGGACCGAATGTTTTCGGGTTGAGCAGCACTACCTAGAGCTAGCTATCGACCTGTGTTTCGAGGGATTCGCGAGGGGTAATGACACGGGCAGCAACGAGACAGCGCACGATCGCGACGAGCGATCTGCAGTTCCCCGGGTACATGAGAGCCCCGCACGAGGCGAAGCCGACCGCGCACGGCCTCTGGCTGCACACCGACCTGACGGGCCGGCGCGAGCTAGTGCCGGAACTGATCGCAGCCGACCTGTACCCGGGGCAGGGCGTGGTCGAGATGGTGATCGAGCACCTCGTGATGCTCGCGGACTCGGGGTTTCTGACGATCTACCAGGCCGAGGGCTCGGAATGGATCGCGCTCGCTCGGCCGCTGCGTGCGGACACCCGAACGGCGCCCCCCTCCGAGTGCCCGCCGCCGCCCGATCACGACATGTCGAGACATGTCGCGGCTGTGGGGGGAGCGCGGGAGAGGGCCGAGGCGCGAGTGCGAGCGGAAGGGGCAGAACGGGCCGAGCAATGGGGGCGGTGGGCCGAGCAGCAAGAGCACGGCGCGCGACCGCAACCGCCGGAACGGCCGCTGCTGCTGGATGCCCCGCCCTACGGATGCCCCGAGCACCCCGACGGCAAGTTCGGCAGCTGCGGCCCCTGCGGCACGGCCCGCCGACGTCACGACACCTGGCTGACCGAACGCCGCTACGCGAGACAGATGCAGTCCTACGAGGAAGCGATCGCCAATGACGATGAGCCGTTCTGACCGGAACAGCCTCGCGCTACTCGACACCACCCTCTCGCGCATGGACGCCGCCGAACAGCGCGCCGTGAGCGACCTCAACTCTGCGGGGTTCCATTTCCGCAGCCTCGACGACGCGCGCGCCGCGCAGGCCGAGATCCGCGCCGCATTCCGAGCGCAGGCCGACGTCGTCGCCACCCTCGCTCGATCGAAAGGAAAGACACCGTGACCGGTGAAACCGTAATCACCATCGTGGGGAACCTCACCGCCGACCCCGAACTGCGGCACACGCAGCGCGGCGTGCCCGTGGCAGGGTTCACGATTGCCTCGACCCCGCGCGCGTTCGACCGCGCCGCGAACGAATGGAAGGACGGCACCCCGCTGTTCCTGCGCGCCTCGGTCTGGCGCGAGTTCGCCGAGCACGTCGCGGCCTCGCTGCACAAGGGCTCGCGCGTCATTGCTACCGGCCGGCTCGTGCAGCGCAACTATCAGGATCGCGAGGGCAACCCGCAGCAGTCGGTCGAACTCGAAATCGACGAGATCGGCCCGAGCCTGCGCTACGCGACGGCCACCCTGCAGCGCACCGCTGGCCGCGCCACGCAGCAGCCGCAGCAGTCGGTCGTCGACGAGTCGGGCGCGTGGTCGACCCCGGGAGAGGACACCCCGTTTTGAGCGTGCCTATCCCGTTCGCGAACGTCAGCGCCGAGCCCCGTAAGTTCGCCGCGAAACTGGCGATCGACGTCGAAATGGTCGAGTGGATCGGCGTCGCGCACGTCGTCGACAGCCTCGTGCGGTCTGTCGCTGTAGGGGCCGGCGTGCCGGCATCCGCAGTGCGTGTACACGTCGGCCGCGAGCAGTTCATCGTCACTCGTCGCACGCGCCTGCAGCGCGCGCTCGACCGGGCGCTGCGCCGCCGGCGACCCGAGCCGCCGGTGATGGTCGTCGTCCGCGCGTGGGCCTACACGAGCACTCCGGCGCGACGGGTGCTCGATGTCTGAGCCCGGGTGCATCCGCGGCTGCACGCTGCGCGACGGCCGGCACCTCGCCGCGTGCGCCGACTACGGCCGCGCCGAGGCGCACGAGCAGGCCGCGGCGTATCTGCCGGCGAAGGATCGAACCGAGTACGTTCCCACCTGCGCCGGCTGCGTCCCGGTCGCCTCGCGTGACGGCGCAATGATCTGCGATCGCTGCTACCGCTGGGCCGAACGGGTCATCGAGGATCTGCCCGACCTGATCGCCCACCTGCGCTCGATCGCCGACCCGACGAAAGCCGTCGTGTACGACCGCATCATGGTGTCGTCGTCGCGGCCCGACATTCCCGCGCCCGTCGCCGCGGATCTGCTCGACTCGTCGAACGACCTCATGCGGACGCTGCGCGAGTGGGCGCTGTTCGTGCAATTCCCCGGGCAGGGGTGGCACGCTGCCGGCCTCGAAGCCGGCATCGACGCGGCCGACGCGTTCGACGATGCGAACGGGTGCGCGCAGGTCGTGCTCGGGGCGCTGCCCGCGATCGCCAACACCACCGAGGTGCGGGCGCTGTGCGAGGCGCTGCTGACCCGGCACAACCTGAAACAGCCCGTGCCGTGGTGGTCGGCCGTCGACGCGCTCACCCGGTGGCCCCTCGACGATCGCGTGCGGTGGGCGAACACCGAGTGCCCCAACTGCACGTGCAAGACCGTGCGCGTGTTCCCCCCGCGCCGCGCCGGGATGCCGGCCCGGTTCGACTGCACCACCTGCACGTTCAGCAAGACCGACCGCGACGACGACGGGCTGTGGGCCGAGGCATTCGCCGAGGTCGTGCCTCCCATGCCGGCATCCGACGACGACCCCGACGAGAGCGAGACGACCACCGATGACGAATGACCCCCGACCGACCGACACCGGCCGGCGCTGCCCGTGCCTCGGATGCCGCGAGCAGAACGCCGCCGACGCTCGCGAGCAGGCCGAACTGGCCGCAGCTATGCGGATCGGGCGCGCCGCGTGAGCGCCGCCGACGTGATCGCATTCGCCGGCTCTCTCGGCATGGCGCTGCAGCCGTGGCAGGTGCAGGTCATCGAGGCGCTCTACGACGGCCGCATGCTGCTACTGCAGGGCAACCGTCGCAGCCCCGGCATGCGTCAGCTGCAGCAGCTCGCCGAGGCGCACGCCGCCCACCTGGCACGCCTGCAGGTGGCCGACGAGTGGCGGATCGCCCTCGACGAGTCGGCCGCGCGCGTGGTGGCGGCGTCGCCTGCGCCGCAGCTGAGCCTGCCGCCGGCCCTGCACCTGCGGGTGCGACTCAACACCTGCGGGGCGCTCGCGTGAGGCGCCTCGACGACGGCACCGTGCTGCTCACCCTCGACGAGTCGGCCGCACGCGTGGGAAAAGATATCCGCACTCTGCAGCGATGGATCGCCGCCGGCGACCTTCGACCCTTCCTCGCGGTCCGCGACGGCAGACGCAGGGTGAAGTGGTTTCGCGAGGCTGACCTGCTCGCAGCGGATAAGCGAGTGGGGGAGCGCACCGGGGGTCGACCGCCCAAGCTGCCACTCGCCGCGTAGCGCACCTTATTATGCGAACGTGCCTACCGCCGAGAGCGCAACGGAACGCCTGCAGCTGGCAGGGATGCCGATGCGCGCCGTCGTCCGTCAGTGTCTGACGCATGTTCAATCTGCGACCGAGAAATTGCCGCAACGGATGGAGAGGGCGTCGGCGAGAACCGCCTACGGGGAAGATCGTCAAGCCGTTCGGAGCAACAGATTCCCAACCGCGTTCGAGCAACGGTTGATGATGACGCAAGACGCGACGAACGGCCTCATCTCACAGCTGCGCGGTCTGGACTATCTACTGAACAGCGAGATCTTTCTACCCACTCCCGCAGTGTCTATTGTGCGCTCCGTCGTGGAAATCTCGGCAACGACTGCGTGGTTGCTGCGCGCAGACGTGAGCCTGGAAGACCGGGCGGCACGGGCCTACGCCTGCGCTTTTCGCGGGGTCGAGAAAGCCGACAAGGCTCTAAGCGGTTCGAGTGACCTTGACCTGCCGGGGATACGGGAAAAGTTGGTGCAACATGTTCGCACCGAAGGGGCGATCGCTGTCCGCCGTGTGAAGAACGGCGTTCCTCAACTCGAAGTAGCATCTGTCGACGTCGGTAAATCTCACGCGCGGGTTGAGTTCAACTATTCGCAGCGAATCGCGCACGAGATTCCCCGCATGCAGAACCTCTATTCCGCACTTTCTGGCATCGTTCACGGCGAGCAGATCCATTTGTCGTCGGCATGGGAAACCCCCGACGCGCTCGCTCGGCTGATTGGGCGTGTGACTCAGTGGTCGGTTCAGGCGTGGTCAGATGCCGTGCATGGGTGGGTTGGTGTGGAGCACGGGCGTTTCGTGAATAGAGCGGATCTCGCCGACCTGCTCGCGACCACGCCCGACGACCATAAAAAGCTGTTCGGCGCGCCCGACCTCGACTGATCCCCACTTTCTGTCTATGGGTGTTGACTTGATAGTGTCAATACCCGTAGACTAAAGTCATGAAGCGCGGGGAACTCATCAAGCGGATCGGCAAGATTGCCAAGGCTCACGGCCAGAAAGCGATCTACACCGAGGGCGGCAGCCACACGCACGTGCAGATCGGCGACCTGCGCACGACGATTCCCCGTCACTCTGAGGTCAACGAACTGACGGCCCGTGGCATCCTCAAGTACCTGGAAGGAAAGTGAGCAACGTGCGAGTTACAGCCAAGGCTGAGCGCTCCGGTAGCTGGTGGGCGGTCGAGGTGCCCGAAATCCCGGGCCTATTCACGCAGGCCCGCCGGCTCGACCTCGTGCCCTCGATGGTCATCGAGGCGGCGGCGCTGCTCGACGTCGAACTCGAACCCGAAGACGTGACCGTCAACCCGCAGTTGCCGGAACCTGACCTGCTCTCTGTGTCGCAGGCAGCGCGCGCGTCGGCAGACGCCCGACGCGTCGCGGCAATCGCATACGACGCAAGCCGGGAGGCTGTGGCTCGTTTGCGCGCCGATGGGCTGTCAGTGCGCGACGTTGCAACGCTCATGGGGCTGAGCGCACAGCGTGTCTCTGCGATCGAGAACGAACCCAAGAACACGACCGCCGATCCCGCCGCAGGAACGGCGCGGCTGCTCGGGGGCGTACTCGTCAGCGCGCTGGCGACCGAGGGCGTCGGCCGCGTCGTGGCTGAGGTGGTCGCGCGCGCCCCGCGGGGTGGGGCGGTCGAGAAGATCGGGCCGCGAGGCGGCGTCGTCGAGGTGCGATCGGCCACCACGAAGGACGGCAGGCGGGTCACGCGGACCCGCTGAAAACTGTGTCATCTATGTCATAGATCCGTGCTAAGCTACGCGTGCGGGATCATTACGACCTGACTGAAAGCCCTGGCAATCGCCGGGGCTTTCGTCGTTTCTGGGGTCGCCCGCCACGCTTCCCGGCTGTGCCCGGCCGGGGGCTCGCTCCGACCGCCGCCGACCCCCACCCGATCGCCGCCGACCGTGTCGCCGAGCGCCGCGCAGAGAGCGGGCGCCGCACGCCGTCGAGCATGGCTATCCGGGTCGAGCGGGCGGTTCGGGGCGCAGTTCGTCCGCAGCGCGATCGCGCCGCGGGGTAAGCCCTCAGTCAGTGAGGCGAGCAACCGCGAATGCTCCGACAATACGCGGCACGAACCCGGCGTGACGACCGGGGGAGCGGGCGCCCGGATGGTGCCCGGGCGCCCGCTCCACGCGACCTTTCATCCCAGCCCCCGGCAATCCCGCCGGGGGCTTTCTTGCGTTCTAGGGAGGGCACTCACCCATGACTCTTTACCCGAACGGCACCGACACACTCCCCACCGTGTCGAGCCCCTACGGCCCCCGCACGGGCGGCTACTCGAACATGCACGAGGGCGTCGACCTCGTCGGCTACGACTGGGTGCACGCCGTGCTGCCCGGCACCGTGGTGTGCGCCGGCCGGTTCAACGGCGCGGCCGGTAACGCCGTCGTCGTGATCCCCGACGGTCACCCGAACGTCGAAATCCGCGATTTCCACATCGACTACGCGACCGTGCGCGAGGGCGACCGCGTCGCCGCCGGCCAAGTCGTCGCGGCGGTCGGCGACACCGGCAACGCGACCGACGACTGCGATCACTTCGAGATCCGCGTCGACGGCCGACCCGTCGACCCGATCGCGTGGCTGCGCGCGAACGGCGGCGACGCCGCCCCCGAGATCGGCCGTGTGAGCGTCGACCGCGATGTGCGGCTCGTGCAGGCCGTCGTCGGTGCCGACACCGACGGCGACTATGGCCCCGCGACGACCGCCGCGGTGAAGCGCTGGCAGGCTGCCCGCGGCCTCGCCGCTGACGGTGAGTGGGGACCGCGCTCGGATGCCGCCGCGTTCGACGTCGACGGCGTGTGGGGCGAGGCCACGACCCGCGTCCTGCAGTACCGCCTCGGCGTCACCATCGACGGCAAGCTCGGCGCGCAGACCTACGCCGCGCTGCAAAGCAAGATCGGCGCGAACCCCGACGGCGAGTTCGGCGACCGCTCCCGCGAGGCGCTGCAGGCGTGGCTCGGCGTGCACGTCGACGGTCAGGTCGGCCCCGACACGATCAAGGCGCTGCAGGCGCGAATCTTCGCCGGCGGGATCTGACCCGTGTCCGAGCGCGTGCTGATCGCGGTCGTCCTCGCACTGCTCGCGTCGACGTTCGTCGCCGCGCTGATCTGGGGGTGGATCGTCCTGCAGGCCGTCGCGACGCTCGTCGCGATGTTCGCGCAGGGCGCCCTGCTCACCTGACCCGAAAGGGGGTGGGTTCATGCCCGCTCTGAACCCGCCCCCGTGGCTCGTCGCGTTCCTGCAGTCGGTCAACCTCTGGGATGCCTCACTGTGGGTCGCCGGCCTCATCGCCGCCGGCGTCGGCGTGTGGGCGTTCGCGCGCAAAGCCTGGCCGGCTCTGCGCGCGTTCGCCCGCGCCGTGCTCGCGCTCGCTCAGGTCATCGAGAGCCTGCGCGGTCTGACGGCGTTCATCGCCCGCACCGACGCCGCCCTCGCCGAACAGCGCGAAACGCTCGCCGCGCAAGATGCGCGCATCGGCGAGATTCACCACGAACTGCACCCGAACTCGGGCACCTCGATGAACGACGCCCTGCGCCGCGTCGAGGAAGGGGTCGCCGGCCTGTATACGGCCGTCGACGACCTCGCCGCAGTCGATGACCGGCTGTGGCTCGAACTCGAAAACACTCACCCGACCGAAGGGGGAAACAACCGTGACTGACCTCATCCGCCGCGCCGCCGCGTGGCTCACCGACACCCGCCGGCAGGCGCTGCAGGCCGCGATCGCCTCGCTGCTGACGCTCGTCGTCGCGCTCGGCCTCGCGACTGGCGAGCAGTCGGCGGCGCTGCTTGCGCTTACCGCGGGCGTCCTGCAGCTGCTGCAGGGCTCGCTCGGCCTCGTGTTCCTGACCCATAGCGACGCCTACTCATGGCTGAACACGAACGGCCGCGCCGCGCTCTACGCCGCAGCTGCCGCGCTCGGCCCCGTCGGTGTCGCATTCAACCTCTGGGGCGACGAGGGCACCGCCGCAATCGTTGCGATCACCGGAGTCGTCGTCACCCTGCTGTCGGCGTTCGTGCAGGTCGTGAACGCGCACACGGTGAACCCGGCGCTGACCGCCGAGCCCGCCGAACTCAGCCCGGAACTGCTCGCACGGCTGCAGTCGATCCGGGCCTACCGTCTCGGCACCGTCGATACGGGCACCGAACGCGACCCGTCGACGTTCCGCACCGAGCGCGATCCCTCGGAAGCGACCGAATGAGCCTGCCGGCTGGCGCGCCTCTGTCAAGCATCGTCGGGTTCGCTGTCATCCCTGAGCGCCCGCGCATCACGCCGCCCGTCGAAGCGCTCGTGACGCAGCAGGCTGACCCGCCCGAACGCGCGGTGTCGAGGAACGAACGCACGCGCCCGCCTGGGCGCCTGCACTACTGAGAGGTGCGCGCACCTGAGAGTGACCGCGCCCGCTGGCTAGCATCGACCCATGTCGACAGAGAACGTGCGCGGTCTGAACAACGACCTGTTGGCGGCGGGTGCCATGTTGGTTAGCAGCTTGATCGCGCTCGGCGTGTTCGCTGGCTCAGGTGGGGACGCCTCGCCTCGCTCCCTTGCTGTACTCGTCCTCGTGTTCGGCACGTTCGGCGCGTCGGGTGCGGTCATGCGCGCTATGGCGCACGACATTCCCTCACGGAAACGATTAGACCTGTGGGGCAAGCTACTCGGCCTATGCGCGGCGATGGGTGCCGCCACGGGGGCAGGTGCGGCTCTACTAGCCGGGCTTGCATGACCCGAGGCGCTGACCGGTCAAGGCCGACGCGTCGCTGTAACGATGCGAGGTGAACCGCCATGCCTCACCACGCCGAGCAGCTGTCGCAGGATGAGCGTGAACGCCTGACGGCGATCGTCGTCCCGCCGGGCTCGGTGTGCTGGCTGTGCCGGGGGGAGCGGGGGCCGATTCGGTTCGGGTTGCGCCCTCGCCACCCCCTCGGCCCGTCTCTCGATCACGTGGTACCGGCCTCGCTCGGCGGGACGTGGGATCTGTGGAACTTGCGTCCTGCTCACTATGGATGCAACAGTGCCCGCAAGAATCGCCCGCCATCGCGCCCTCCCGGTGTCCGGTCGGGCCGGTGGGCCACGGTCGGGCATAAAGACTGAGTGCGCAGCGGCAACCTAGCGCCGCGCGTGGAGCACCATCCGCGTGAGCACTTCGGCGAGGGATCGTTGCGTGCGCTCGTCGAGATCCCGCGTTGCCTCGGAGCAGCTCGTATCAAATTGCTCAAGTTCGCACCACGGCGCCTCATCGAGATTGACGATCAGGTGAATGCGGTTCACGCGTCGGTCGGAGGTGTCGAGTTCCCGCCGGAAGATGTCGCGCTGAACGAGTCGGTCCACGAGTGCGGTCACCCCGGCCGATGTCACCAGCAGATGATCTCGGATGTCAGAGGGCCGGGAACCGGGGTTGGCTGCGACGAACGCTATTGCTTTCGCGTCGAGTTCGTTCAGTCGGAGTCGTTTCCGAGCCGCGCTGGCCGCTTTGGCGTGCTCGCGAAGGTAGAACCTGAGCGCACCCATGAGCGAGGGTGCATCGTGCGTGTCGGGCGTCATGCGGTCGGTTCCCAGTCTGCGAGGTGAGTGCACAGCGCATGAACCATGTCGATGTCGGTCACGAGGCGGCTCAAAGCGGGTGGACTAAAGATGGATTCTGCGAAAGACGGCTCGAATACGACGCGCCAGTGGTTGTCGGATGGGTGCCGTTCGAGCGACACGACCCAGTCGTATTGGCTGAACTTGATCGTGATGACGACGCCTGGGCCTTGGTCTTCCAGTTCCAGGTCGTGTGGTCGGAGCACAACGGTGGGGTTGAGTGCGGGGTGAGTGAATCCGGCCAACAGGGCATGCAGCGTCTCGTCCTGGCACATGGTCGTCAATGTACCAATTACGCAACCGGCGTCAGGTGCGGTATCGGGTCTGCCCTCTGCTGAACGGTCGACTCGCGTAGCGAGCCCACGCCGGAAAGCGTGGGTCACAGCCGAGAGCGCGTGAACGACCGTGAGGCGTGGCCCTTCGTCGCGCGGTGCAGCGGAAGTGTCGACTGCTCCGCTGCGGCTTTCCTCGACGGCGCTCGCGAGCCGCCTGAGGTGCTGGTTCACCTGAATGGCGCGGTACGACTGCGGAGGGGTCCGCGTCTCGGCCTGCGCCGATATCCGGTGACGCCCAGAACGGTCCTGCACGATGTGCAGCTGAACATGTGGGTCGCCGCCAGGTCCGACCTGCAAATCGAAGACGGAGAGGGTGTCATCGCCGGCCAGACACGCGGCGCCCTGGCCGAAGAGTCGGCGGGGTGCCAATGGACAGCGGGGGGCTTCTTCGGCCGGATACCAGATGACCCGCCCCGATCTCGTATCTGCGGCTAGATGGTTGAGCAGTTGAAGCCAGTCGTCAAGGTCCATGGCCCAGCTGAGGCGCACAGATGTGTTCATGGGTGTCAATCCATTTCGGCCGCGACGGAGACCCCGCACGGGCCGGGTTCGGGTAACGGCCAGTGCGGGGTCGAGGGCCTCGGGCGAGGTCCTCCAGTGGTGTGACTGCCCGCTGTTCGGGTTCGGGCAATCGGACCAGCAGATGTGGCCGAAACGAGAGTATTACCAAATTTACGAAGAGAATGCCACACATGTCGGGCTGCTAAGCGCAACGGCCTGCACCGCGCGCCGCGGGCCGCGTGACCCGCGAATCGGCTTTTTCGGCGGATGCCGTGCCTGCACCCGCGCAGCGCTCAAAAGTCCCTCTCCCCGGTTCGTTCAATTCATCAGTAGGGCGCAGTAGGGCGCAGGCCGGCCGTCAGCGGCCTATCTGGCATGGCCGCACGTCCCGATGCGCAGCGGCCGGCGAGGCGCTCAGATCGACGCAGAGCGGGGGTGGTCGACGTGGCCGCGAACTCGCCCGAGCATGGCACCCGCGCCCGGTATCGCGCGGGTTGCGGGTGCGCGCCGTGCAAGAAATGGAAAGCCGACGACCAGGCTGCCTATCGAGAGCGAAAGCGTCTACGCGAGGCCGGCGATACTGCCGCACCCGAGCCCAAGAGGGCCGCGAGTAGGGCACGCCCTACGGCACCGAAACGCCCTACAGCGGCGGTCATCATCGACGCCGGCGACCACGATTCCGAGGGGAAGCTGCGCGCGGCGCTGACCGTGCGCCGCCCCTCTCACGATGACCCCCTCGCGCAGATGATCGACGACGCGCTGTTCGAGGCGCGGGGCGACGAGTCCACCGCCGCGGTGATCGCCGCCGAGGCGATTCGTAACGCCGGCTGGCGACCGCTGCAGGGTGCCGTCGAGCGAGCGCTGCGCCGTGCCCTCGGCGATCCCGGCGACGACGACATGCGCGCTATGCGGCACGAGATCGTGCTGCGCGGCGCCCGCGTCCTCGACGACCCCGAATCGGGTCGCAACTACAAATCGACCGTGGAAGCGATGCGGCAGGTTCTCGCGGACCTCGGCGGCGACGACGGCGGCGCAGGGGGTGGTGGTTTTGCCGGCATCGTGGAAGCGATCCGGGAAGCCGGCCGGGATCGAAACGACCCCGAGGTGGTCGACCCCGCGTAACCCCGCCCGCCGCACGATCGCATCCGAGGTCATCGGGTGCATGCGCCTACTCGGCTGGGAGCCGATGCCGTGGCAGCGCGAGATCCTCGAAACCGCATTCGAGATCGACCCCGCGACGGGGCTGCTGTGGTACTCCGAAATCGTCATCATCGTGCCCCGACAGTCGGGGAAATCGTCGCTCGTGATCCCGTGGGGCGTGCACCGCATGCTCATGTGGCCCGAGCGGCAGTACATGCTCTACGTCGCGCAGACCCGCGATAAGGCGCTCGAAAAGCTCGAGGAGGAACACCACCACCGCATCGCGGCCTCGCCGTTCGGCAAGCTGCTGCGGCGCAACCGCACGGGGAACACGCTCAACCTGTCCAACGGCAGCGAGCACATGAAGTTCCTCAACGGCTCGAAATGGGCGATTGACGCGCCCACCGAGGGCGCCGGCCACGGTGGCACGCTCGGGCTCACCATCGGCGACGAGATTTTCGCGCAGCGTGACAACCGCCTAGAGGCCGCGCTCATGCCGGCGACGACGGCCGTCGACGACGCGCAATCGCTATGGATCTCCACCGTCGGCGAGAGCAAGACCAAATCGCCGTTCCTCTGGGGAAAAGCTGAGATCGGACGAGCCCGCGTCGAACTGCTGCGCTCGAACCCGTCGCTGCTGAACGTCCCGAAGTACCGCACGCTGTACGTCGAATACTCGGCCGACGAGAAAGCCGACCCCGACGACCCGCTCACGTGGTGGTCGTGCATGCCGGCGCTTGGCTACACGACGACCGCGGCGAAGATCGCCGCGTTCCGCGAGTCGATGCAGGGCGGGTTCCTGCGCCCGTTCCTGAACTGGTGGGGCGACGACGTCGAGAAAGCGTGGAAGATCCCGAAGGATCGGTGGCTCGCCGACGGCGTCGCCGACCCCGACACCGAGGTCGACGAGAACAGCGCCGAGGTCGTGTACGTGATCGACGTCGCGCCCGAATCGGCGTGGGCCTCGATCGGCGTCGCCGGCGTGCGCGCCGACGGCGACCTGCACATCGAGGTTCTCGCCGACGGCCCCGGCACCGGGTGGATCATCGACGGCGACCACGAGCACGACCTGCCCGGCATCGTCGATCTACTCGACGCGCAGCCCGGCCGGGTCTACGTCGAGCACAAGGCCGCGGGGTTTCTCGTGCCGGCGCTGCTCGACGCCGGCGTCGACGTCGAACTGATTACCCCGGCGCAGATCGCTGTCGCCGGCCCGGGCCTGCTCGATGACGTGCTGAACAAGCGCGTGCGCCACCCGGGGCAGCCCGAACTCACCGAGGCGCTGAAATCGGCCGCGGTGAAAACCGTCGACGCGGGGTGGAAGTGGATGCGCGGCGCGTCAATGCGCCCAATCTCGGCGCTCGTCGCCGTCACCTACGCCCGGCAGCTGCTCAGCGAGCTACTGCCCGAACTCGGATACGACGTAGCCGACGCGCTGAAACAGGCGAATCGGTGACCCGAAATGGAGGACACATGCCCGAGAAGATCCCCGACGACCGGGTTACAGACGCGCTCGAACTGACCGCGGTCGTGCTCGTCGTCGTCGGCGTCGCGCTGTGGTCGATCCCCGTCGCCCTCATCATCGCCGGCGTGGCCGTGTGGCTCATCGCGCACCCCGTGACGCTGCCGCGGCGGTGGCGATCGTGAGCCTGTTCACCCGCGAGGAAACACGCGCGCTCGAACCGGCCGACGTGTGGGGCGCCTCGTGGCAGAGCCTCGGCCGCGGCGGCGCGATGCGACAGGCCGCGACCTACGCCTCGGTGCGGCTCATCGCCGACCAGTGGGCGCAGGGCGGGATCACCGTCACCGCACCCCGCGCGAACGGCGAACACGAGCCCGTCGTGACGCCGCTCATCCTCGGCGACCCCTCGCCGGTGCTGTCGACCTACGAGTCGAAAGTGCAGATGGTGAGCGAACTCAAAACGCGTGGGAACGCGTTCGGGCTCGTCGACGACAGCCGCCGGTTCTGTCAGTGGCTGCCGTTCGAGTGGGTCGGCGTCGACGAGTCAAACCCGTTCGCGCCGAAATACAACGTGCTCGGCAAGCCCATGACCCTTACCAAACAGGGCGGCAACCTGCTGCACATTCGCGAGGTCGTGCAGGCCGGATCGGTCATGGGGCTTTCGCCTATCCAGCAGTTCGCATCGACGTTCGAATGGGCGGACCTCTCTCGGCAGTTCGGCCGGCGGTGGTTCAAGAACTCGGCCATGCCGCCGGCGATCCTGCAGGCGAAAGCGAGCCGGCTCGACCCCGACAAGCTCAAAGAGGCCCGCGACGATTTCATCGAGGCTGCCCGCGAGGGTAAGCCCGTCGCCCTGCCGGGCGAGTGGGATTACCGCAAGATCATGGTCACGCCCGAAGAGGCGCAGTTCCTGCAGACCATCGAGGCGTCGGCGACAGAAATCGCGATCATCTTCGGAGTTCCTCCCGAGAAGGTCGGCGGCAAAGCCGGATCGAGTCGCACGTACTCAAACCTCGAAATGGACGCGGCGCTGTTCCAGGTCGAGACACTCGGCGGCGTGAGCGGGCGCGCGGCATCCGCGCAGAAATCGGTGATCCCCTACGGCCACGAGGTGATCTACGACCTATCGGTGCTGAAAAAGCCCGGCGTGCTCGAATACGCCCGCACGATCTCCGAGCAGCTGCGAAACGGCACGCTCACGCTCGCCGAGGCGCGCCGCGACCTCGGGCGCCGCGGCCTGACCGACGCCGAGATCGAGCAGTGGCAGCAGTGGTTCGACACGAGCAAGAGCGAGGCCGAGTCGAACGCGACGTCGACCGCGATCACAAAGGAGACAGCGTGACAGATATCGAACGGCGGGTGGTCGATCGACCCGTCGAACTCCGAGCCGCCCCCGAGGGCGGCAGCGGCCCCGGCATCCTCAGCGGATACGGGGCCGTTTTCAATTCCACGTCGCGAGATCTCGGCGGGTGGTTCGAGGAAATCGACCCGGGCGCCGCCGGCGAGCCCGTCGACGGCGGCGCGCTCGACCTCACCCTGCACACGCGAGTGATCGCCCGCGCCGAGCACGACAGCCGGCTGCTGCTCGGTACGACGGATGCCCGCACCCTGCGGCTGTTCGTCGACGAGATCGGCGTGCGATACGAGGTCGACCTGCCCGACACCACCGCCGGCCGAGACGTCGCCGTGCTCGCCGCACGCGGCGACTACGCGCACTCATCGTTCGCGTTCAACCTCCGCACCCTCGACGACGTCGAATGGCGAGAGGACCGCGACGGGCGCCTGATCCGCCGCGTCATGCGGATGACGATTCACGACGTCGCCCCCGTCGCCGACCCCGCCTACTGGGGCGCGACGACGCAGCTGCAGCGCTCGCTCGACGAGATCCGCCGCAGCCTACAGCCCGCACCCGCCGAGCCGCCCGCGGCCGGCGAGTACGAAACCGCCGCGGCGACCCGCCTGCGGTCCATCGAAGCCCGCATCGCTGCGCACGCAGCGGTCGGCACCCGACCCCGCCGACGCGGGATCTGAGAAGGGAGCACCCATGACCAACATCCTGACGCGCATCAAGGCCGAGGCCGAGGCGCAGCGCAAGCTCTGGGAGAGCGACGGGAAGCGGTTCGCCGATATCGTCGGCCGCGAGTGGACCGCCGAGGAAACCGAGCAGTACGAGCGCGTCAGCGCTCAGCTGGACGTCCACGAGCGGAACATCGGCCTGCTGACCATGCAGCGCGACGTCGAGCAGCGCGCGATCGAGTTCGCCGGCGACCTGCTCGGCAACCGCTCGGCGTTCGGCAACGCCGCGGACCTCTCGCAGTTCGCCGCCGAGATCCGCAACGTGCTGAACGGCGAGCAGCGCGGCGGGCTCACCTACGTGCCGACCTCCGACGAGGTGCGATCGTTCGCCGCCGAGCGCCTCACCGCGCAGCGCGCGCTGAGCGTCGGCGTCGCCGCGGCCGGCGGCAACACCGTGGGCGCATCGTTCCTCTCGCGCCTCATCGAGCCGCTGCGCATGTTCTCGGGCCTGTACGCCGCCGGCGCGTTCGTCATGGTCACCGAGAAGGGCGAGAGCGTCACCGTTCCCCGCCTCGCGTCGTTCGGTTCCGCCGGCGCGGCGACCGAGGGCGTGCAGCTGCCCGGCACCGACCCGTCGTTCGGTCAGATCACGTTCGGCACCAAGAAGTACGGCGACTACCTCGGCGTGTCGAACGACCTCATCACCGACGCCCTGTTCGACATCGAGGGGTTCTCGACCCGCATCATCGGCGAGAACCTCGCCGTGCTGTTCGGCCAGGATCTCGCGACCGGCTCGGGCACCAACGCCCCGCAGGGCATCGCCAACGCCTCGACGCTCGGCGTCACCGGCGGCACCGGCGTGGGCGGCGCGCCCACGTGGGACAACCTCATCGACCTGCAGGAATCGGTCGCCGCGCCCTACCAGCCGAACGCCTCGTGGGTCGTCGCCAACTCGGCGGTGTCCGCGATCCGCAAGCTGAAGGACAACAGCGGCCGGTACTACTGGGAGCCGAACGGTCAGGCCGGCGAAGCGCCGACCCTGCTCGGTCGCCCCCTGTTCCGCGACCCGTTCCTCGCCGGCCTCGGCGTCGGGAACAAGCCGCTGTTCTACGGCGACTTCACGCGCTACTGGGTGCGCGTCGTCGGCGAGGTGCGCGTCGAGCGCTCCGACCAGGCGCTGTTCGGCTCGGATCAGACCGCGTTCCGCGGCGTGCTCCGCGGCGACGGCCGGCTCATGGACGCATCCGCGGTGCGTCACTTCCAGGGCGGTGCGTCCTGATGGGCCGCGCTGCAGCCAAGCCCGCCGGCGACACCGGCGAGCAGACGCCGGCCGGCGACCCCGCCGCGCAGGCACCCGCCGAGCAGGCGCCCGCCGAGCAGGCGCCCGCCGAGCAGGCGCCCGCCGAGCAGGCGCCCGCCGAGCAGGCGCCCGCGCCGGCGCCCGAGCCCGAGGCCGCGGCCGAACCGGCGACGCTCGACGTCGTCATGCTCGTGTCGCTGTCGGGCCTGCGTGACGGCGTCGCGTGGCCGGCGGCGGGTGAGGCGATCGCGCTGCCCGTCGACGAGGCCGAGGGGTACATCGCCAACGGCTACGCCAAGCCGGCCGAGTAAGACACGAGGGGGCCGCATCCGACACCGGGTGCGGCCCCCTCGCTCGCAGAGAGGGGCACCGAATGGCGACGAACTGGCCGCTGCACGCGGAAGATCTGCGGAAAGCGCTCGAATACGGCGTCGGGCAGGATGACGCCGAGGAACTCGAACTGTTCATGTCCGCGGCGTGTGAACGCATCGACCGTGAGACAGGCCGGCACCGCGACCCCGAGCGGCACGAGGTGAACGGCCGCGTGCCCGCCGAGTTCCTGCTGTGGGCGCGCGCGCTCGCGAAGCTGCGGTGGCGGCAGGAGAAGAAAGGCCCGCGCGCCCGGTCGGATGCCGGCGACGAGCCCGTCGGGTTCGACCTGCCTCGCGCCGTGCAGGAAGGGCTCGCGCAGTACCCGCCCCGCCCGGGGTTCGGCGCGTGAGTGGCATTCACGCCTCGACCGGGGCGCTACTAGCGCGGCAGGGGCTTGAACGCGAGATCCGCGCAGCCCTCGCCGACGAGCGCGAGGTCGACGTGTCAGCCGGGTTCTCGTGGCCCATGCGCTTTCACGACTGGGTCGCCCTCGGCAACGTCCGCGCTACCCGCGACGCAGCCACGATCGGCCCGCGCCGGCAGCAGCAGGAAACGCTGACGATCGACGTCAATATCGGCGCGTGGCGCCCGGGCTCGGGCAGCGCGATCGCCGAGGCCGCGTGGGGCCGCGCGTTCCAGCTGCTCGCGCTCATCGAGGCGCACCTGCTCACCGGCGATAACACCACCCTCGGCGGGGCCGTTCTGTGGTGCCTGCCGGGAGACACCGACACCACCGGCGATGACTACGACGACGGCTATCAGGTCGAGATCGCCGCGACATTCGTCTGCTCGCACCGCACGCGGGCGACCTGACAGGGAGGGATACCCGCATGACCAGTTTCCGCAACGTGAGCCCGCTCGGCGCGCTCGACGTGCCCGACCTCGGGCGCGTGGTCGAGGCCGACGAGGTGTTCGAGGTGCCCGAGCACCTCGCGCCCATGTTCGCCGCGCAGCCGGCGAATTACGCCGCCGTCGACGAGGTCGCGACCTCGCTCGCCACGGCAGCCGCCGAGGCGCAGGCAGCGGCCGAGGCCGCGGCTCTCGCCGACGTCGAGCCTGTCGACGAGTCGCCGGCCGAGCCCGTCGACGAGGCGCCGGCCGAGCCCGCGCCGAGTAAGCCCCGCCGGCGCACGTCGACCGCCGACAGCAGCACCGACCAGGAGGTGACCCGATGACGCAACTCGATTTCTCCCTCGGCCTCGCACAAGAGGGTGTCTACGGCACGGCCGTGACCCCGACCCGATTCCCCGAGTCGGACGCTCAGATCAAGTACGAGATCTCGACCGTCGATGGTCGCGGCCTGCGCCCGTCCAAGGGCGTGAAGCGGCTCGCGCGCAACACGGTGTCGAAGTTCGAGGGCAAGGGGTCGATCTCGCTCGACGTCGGCACACGCGGGTTCGGCATGCTGCTGAACGCCGTCATGGGCGGCATCACGAACACGGCCATTCCCTCGTCGTCGCCGGTGCTGTATCAGCAGGTGCACACGCTCTCGCAGTCGGATGCTGTCACGAAGTCGTTCACCGTGCAGGAACTGCTGCCGACGGTTGGCGCTGACGACGTCTGGCCGCACACGTTCACCGGCGTGGTGTTCGAGTCGATGGAGATCTCGGCGAAAGAGGGCGGCATCCTCGAAGCCGTGTTCGAGGTCGTCGCTCGCGCCCTCTCGACCATCGAGCCGGGCGCGACGCCGTCGTACCCGACGGGTGACTCGGTGTTCACCTTCCTGCACGGACAGGTGAAGATCTCCACCAACCCGATGACGAGCGCACCGACGGCGACGAGCCTCGGACTCGTGCCGGCCGCGCTGAACAGCAATGTGAAAGAGATCACCGTTCGGGTGAAGCGCAACCTCGACGGCGGCGGCTGGAACATGGGCGGGGCGGGTCTGCGCTCGCGGCGCCCGGTGAACGGACGCCCCGAGATCTCGGGTTCGTTCACCGTCGAATACTCGAACAACACGCTGCGCGACGCGTACCTCGCGCAGACCTCCCTCGCCCTGCACCTCACGTTCACGCACTCGGACGTCATCAGCACGGGCGGGTCGGGGCAGAACGCGCTGCTGCAGATCATCATCCCGTCGCTGCGTCTGAAAGGCGAGGTGCCCGGCTCGAACGGCGGCGAGCCGATCACGCAGTCGATCGACTGGGAAGCGTTCGATAACGACGTCGCGGCCCAACCGATCTACATCGTGTATCGCACCCTCGACACCACGCTGTAACCGGCATGGCTCGCGGGAACATCACGCCGCAGGTCGCGCTCGACACGAGCAGCGTCCGCAGCCGGTTCGAGAAGATCCGCGAGTTCAGTCCGAAACTCGCCCGAGCGGTGCGTCGCGATATGCGCCGCTCGGGCGACGAGATCATCGCCGAGCAGCGGGCCGAACTCGCCGGCCCGCTGCCGCGCGGCATCCGCGTTGCTCGGCAGAAAACAGCCCGGTGGCGCAACGCGAAAACGGGCAAGTGGCACACACGCAAGCTCAATGTGTACGAGGCCGTCGACGTCAATCGCGCCGGCCGCGGCCAGGGTCTGCGCAAGAGCATCAGCGAGAGCCTGCGCACCCGCGTGGTGATCTCCGAGAAGCGAACCGGCGTATCCATCCGCACCACCAACGCCAAGAAGAACGGCGCGACGTTCTGGCAGGCAAAGCGTTTCCGGCACCCGACGTTCGGTGACCGTGAGCGCATGCAGTACCAGGCCGGCCAGCCCTATTTCTGGGCGCCGGCTTTCCGAGGCGCTGACCGCATGGCGCGCCGCATCGACACGGCACTCGACGAGGCGCTCGCGTCGATCTCTGACACCTGACCGAAGGGAACCCCTCATGGCGAAACTCACCCTCGAAGACGGCCGCGTCGTCGACCTCGAACGCAAGCCCACCGTGCAGGAAAAGGTGCTGGCGCAGACGCAGTATCGCCGCGCGTTCAAGACCAGCCCGCAGGATATGGGCGACGTCATGGCCTCGCTCGACTGGATGATCGCGCTGCCGCTGTTCATCACGCTGCACCGCGCCGGCGTCGGGGAGCGGATGCCCGATCTCATGGACGACGACCGGCTGAATCACTGGTACGCGCGTACCGAGGTCGAGCCCGGCGAGATCGACGAAGAGGGCGCGGAGGGTGAGCAGAGCCCGCACCCTCCGGTCGAGCCCGAGGCCGACGCTCCGCAGGCGGTGATCCCGCCCGAGCAGCCGTCGATCGGCTGAACGCGGCCGAACCATTCGTCGAGGATCAGGTGCGCAAACGCGTGCTCATCATCGGCAGCGCTGAGTTCTGGCCGAGCTACACGCCCGAGGTCATCGACCGCATGGATGCCGACCTCTGGGCGCACCTGGCCCTGCAGTGCGACGAACGCGTCGCCGCCCGTGAGAAGCGCGCCCGCGAGATCGAGGCGCGCCGCTCATCCCGCCCAACCGGCAGAAGGGGGTAACCGTCGTGAGCACGGCGAAAGATTTCATCATCAACGTGGTGGCGAAAGACCAGCAGGCCCGACAGGTCATCGACGGGTTCAAAACGGTGGCGATCGGGGCCGCGGCCGGCATCGCCGCCGGGTGGGCGAAAGCCAAGATCGGCGAGGCGATCACGGGCTCGATGGAAACCGGTCAGGCGCAGTCGCGGCTGAACGCTGAACTCAGCACCATGCCGGCGGATGCCGCGCGGTACGGCAAGCTCGCCGGCCAGGTGTGGGCGAAGGGGTTCACCGGCGAACTGCCCGAGGTGAACCGCGGGCTGTCGTCGGTGCGTCGCAACATGGGCGATCTCGCCGACACCGAAATGGCCGAGGTCACCGCCGAGGCGCTCGCGATCGCCGACGTGTTCGAGCAGGACGTGAACAAAGCCACCGGCGCAGCCGGCGCGCTCATGCGGAACGATCTCGCACCGTCGGCCCGTGAGGCTATGGACGTCATCGCTGCCGGCCTGCAGTCCAATGCGAATCAGGCCGATGACCTGCTCGACACGTTCACCGAGTATTCCCCGTTTTTCAAGAAACTGGGGCTCGATGGAAAAGAGTCGCTCGGCATTCTCAATCAGGGAATGGCCGCGGGTGCGCGTAATAGCGATTTCCTCGCGGACGCGCTGAAAGAGTTCACTATTCGCGGGCAGGAGCCCGTGCGGCGCTCGACCGTGGAAACGGCCGCGGCGATGAAAGAGGCGCAGCGGGCGGGGCTCGATCTGGCGCGGGCGCAGCGATCCGAGGTGCAGGCGCAGCAGGATCTGAACGCCGCCCGGCAGCAGGCCGTTCGAGATCTCGCGAGCCTGGCCGAGCAGCTGCAGGGCGCGCAGCTGTCCGAGCGTGGCGCGGCCCTCGCGGTCGAGCGCGCGAAACAGAAGCTGACCGAGATCGCCACCGGCGGCGGGGATGCTGTCGCCGCGGCGGAAGCGGCATACGTCGCGGCCACGAACCGCATGCAGCAGTTCGGCGGGAACGCCTCGGCCGGCGAGCGGCAGCTGCTGCAGGATGCCGTCGACCGCGCGAAAGCCGAACTCGACGCCGCGCGCAGCGCGCCGAGCGCGTCGGCTCTCGACTCGAAAGAGGCGCAACTGGCCTACGACGAGGCGGTGTACCGCTACCAGCAGCAGAAGCAACAGACGGCGGATCTCGCGAGCGAGAAAGCGGAAGCCGACCGCGCCGGCGTCGACGGATCTCGCGCCGTGCGATCGGCGCAGGAATCACTCGCGCAGGCGCAGCAGGGCGTCGCGGATGCCACGCAGGCCGCGACCGCAGCGAACGCTGCAGCGGCCGACGACTCGACCGCTCTGGGTAAGGCGTACCGCCGGCTCGGGATCGACGGCGAGTGGGCGGCGAACGCGATCGCCACCGGTGGCCCTGAGGCGCAGCGCGCGCTGCAGATGGTGCGCGACGGGCTGCTCGGCGTCACCGATCCGGTGGAACGGAACGCGCTCGCGGTGCAGTTCTTCGGCACCAAGGCCGAGGATCTGCAGGGCGCCCTGTACGCGATGGACCCGAGCACCGCGACGGATGCTCTCGGCCAGGTCGAAGGGGCCGCAGACAGCGTCACAGGCGCTCTCGACGAGGGGCCGCTGACCCGGGTCGAGCAGATGAAGCGAGGGTGGCAGGGTTGGCTCTCCGAACTCATCAACACGCAGGGGCCGATGGGCGAGGCGGCGTCGTGGTTCGCGGCATTCGGCGGCGACATTCTCGGCGCGGTCGCAGCGCTCGGGCCTCTCGCCCTCGCAATCGTGACGTTCCGTGGTGCGCAGGTAGCTGCCACCGCGGCCACCGTCGCGAACACCGCGGCCACCGCGGCGAATAACGTCGCGTGGTACGCGTCCCCGGTGACGTGGATCATCGCGGCGATCATCGTCGCGATCGGCCTGCTGATCGCTGCCGGCATCTGGCTGTGGCAGAACTGGGATTCGGTCACGAAGTGGATCGGCGAGGCGTGGTCAAACCTCATGCTCGGGTTCTCGATCGCCGGCCAATTGGCCTCGGATTGGTTTCAGGGGTTCCTCGACGATATCGGCGAGGGTGCAAATTGGCTCGGCGGGAAAATCGACGAGGTCGTGAGTTGGTTCACGTCCATTCCGCAGCGAACGGGTGAGGCGTGGACGGGTTTGCTGAAAATCGTCGGCGACGTCGTGCGGAATATTCAGAACACCATCATTGACGTTTGGAATATGACGCTCGGTGGGAAGTCGTTCAATATTCCGATTATCGGCCAGGTCAATTTCCCGAAGTTCGCCAACATTCCGGCGCTCGCAACCGGTGGCATCGTCACCGGCCCGACCCTTGCCCTGATCGGCGAGGCCGGAACCGAGGCCGTCGTGCCGCTGTCCGAGAGCGAGCGCTACGGGTTCGGCGGCGGTGACGACGGCGGCGACACCGTCGTGCACAACGTGCTGAAACTCGACGGGCGAACGGTCTATGAGTCGGTGGAACGTCACCGACGCAAGCGGAGGTAACGCAATGCAGCAAGGCCCATCGGGGTTCGGGACGGCACTCGCCGCCCGTACCCCTCTCACCGTGTCGGCCCCCGCCATTCCGGCGGGGGCCGACCTCGCGGCATCCGACGGGTGGGGCGAGTCGATCGAGATCACGCGCGCTCTCTCGGGCGAACTGCCCGACACCGCATCTGACGTCGTCGGCGGGATCTCGGCGACCGTCAAGGTGACCGGCGATGCCTACGCCGACGGCGCGCCGCAGCCGCTGCGCCCGCGCGATCTGCGCGCGTGGCTCGGCTCATCGCTCACCGTCGCCGCCGGCTACGACGGTCTGACCGTTCCGCTGTTCGCGGGTCAGGTCGCTGACCTCGACGCATCCGAGGCTGAGGGCGAGGTGACCCTGTCCGCGCGTGACGCCACCGACCAGCTGAACGCGCCCGTGCGGCTGCCGGCGTTCGGCTCTGCTGTCAGCGCCTACGCGCTCGGGGAGATCCGCCGCTACCCGACCAACACCGAAGCGGTGGTGGTCAACATCTTGCACGCGAACGGTATCCGCATGACGCCTGCGCCGCGCGCGGGGTGCGAGATCAGTGTGCCCTGTGTGGGTGGGTGGCTCGCCGACATTGGGTGGGTTCTGCCCGCCGGCCCCGGCATCACGGGGTCATGGCTCAGCGCCGGTCGGTTCGGCTCGGCCCCGTTCGGCGGGGTGACGCTGCGAGCATTCACGCGGACGCAATGCGCCTACGTGAACGGGTACACCACCGTCGAGGCGTTCGTGCTCATGCCGACCGCTGCCGGCCGGCAGACCGCGCTCTCGCTCGTGCTCACCTCGGGGGGCGCCGTGCGCGTCGAGGTCGAGCCCGGCCGCGCCTATGTCTACGCCGACAGCTCGGGGCAGAGCGGACTCGTCGCGCAGGTGTCGAGCATCGGCGCGGGGTGGCACCACCTGGCCGTCGAGGTGAAGGGGAACGACTACGTGCGGGTGTGGCTCGACGGCGCTGTGTATGGCACCTCGTCGAACACCTGGCCGGCCAACCCGGGAAGCGGGTTCATCGAGAACGTGACGTGGGGCAACGTCCGGGTGCAGGGCGTGGCGCTGCACTACACCTCGCAGCCTGGCGTCGGGCCGGCGTCGAGCATCGCGACGTTCGCGCCGCAGGCCGACGTCAGCCGCGGCGCGCTCGAACTGCTCGCGGTGCCCGAGATTGACGGCGACAACGCGTGGGACACGCTGAAAGCGATCGCGCAAGCCGAACTCGGCATGGTCGGGTTCGACGAGGGCGGCCGGTTTTTCTTCCGCACCCGCGCCGACCTGGCCGCGCGCGTGAACCCGGTCGCGACGTGGGGCGTCGACCTCGTCGACGACATTCGCGCGAGCGCATCCGTCGACGCGATCCTGACCCGCATCACCGCGAGGGTCAGGTCGGCGCCCGGCATCGAACAGACACGGGGCGGCGGGTCGATCGAGCCCGTGCCGGCGCTGATCGCCGACCGCATCATCGAGGTGCCGACAGGTAATTCGAGTGTGATCCTCTCGACGTCGACGCCATTCATACCCGGCCGTCAGGTGCTGCCCGCGCAGACCATCTATGGACCGCACCAAACCTCGCAAGGATTCATCCTCTGCCGAGACAAGGGCGGGACGGACGTCTACACCGGTAGCGCCGTCAGCGCATGGATCACGCCCCTGTCGCCGACGAGCGTCCGAGTGACGTTCTCGTCATTCATCAGCTCGACGCTCTACGCCGTGTGGCCGGTGGGCGATCCGTGGAGCGAGCCGCACGTCGACGGCCTCGTGAGCGGTGGCCCGGGGCTGTGGCTGTACGGCACCCGGTTTTCGGATCAGGCGCGCACCGAGCAGACGATCGACCGGGCAAACGCCGCGGCCGTCGCGACGTGGGGCAACCGGCTGAACGCGTTCGGCGACTCGGTGTGGTGGCAGGATGCCGACACGCTCGACCCGTTCCTCGCCGGGGTTCTATCGGACACCGCCGGCCCGCGAGCGACGATCGCCGACGTCACGGTGCCGGCCGACCCGCGCCTGCAGCTGGGCGATCCCGTGCGCCTCGAAGACGTCACCGGGCGTGTGCCCGGCATCGTCGCCCGTATCACCTCGATCAGACTGCGGATCTCGCTCGACGTCGAGGGCGGCATGATCGGCACCTACGGGCTGCGGCAGATCCCGGGCGCAATCCCGGACGTCACCCGGCATCCCGTCAGCGTCAGGCGCGACGTCGGCGGCACGGCGGTCATGGACGCCGGCGCGACCGATTTCACCTCACGGCAATGGCAGGTCGATCGCGGCGCGGGCTGGGTCGACCTCGCCGGCGAAACAGCACAGACCTACACCACGCCCGCCGCGACCACGGCGATGAACGGGTGGCGCTACCGCTGCGTGTTCCGCTCGCTCGCCGGCACCGACTACACCCGCCCGGCAACTCTCAGCGTCGGGCCGGCGCCCGTCGCCGCCCCGGTCGTCACCGACCAGCCGAGCACCGCGAGTCGGTATGCCGAGATCGACGGGCCGACCGGCATCAACTACGTGCAGCTGAGTGCCGCCGCATCGGGGCAGAGCGTGGCCTGTCAGTGGCAGCGGCAGGTCGCCCCCGCGGGACAGTGGTCGAACATCGCCGGCGCGACGTCGACGCAGCTGCAGCACGCCGTGACGGCGGCTAACGGGTACGTGGGCGACCCGTCGACCAGCTACCGATTCCGCGCGGTCTTCACCAACGCCGGCGGCACGGCGATCACCAATCCGTCGGGTCAGTGGGACGTCAGCAACTACGTGCCCTAGGAGGACGAATGACACAGGTCAGATTCAAGTACGCGGACCCCGCATCGTCGGGTGTCGACCGGCCTGCGCAGGGGTCGCTGCGCCTGGCGCTCGCGGCGCCCGAGCGGGTGAACGGTGTCCTGCGCTCGCAGGCGCCGTTCACCGTGCCCCTCGTCAACGGTGAGGCGACGGTGCCGCTGTCACCGGGGTACTGGCGCATCGTGCCCTCGGGTGTGCGTGGCGCGGCCGAGCGATGGGTGCGGGTTCCCGACTCGCAGGAGGTGCTGCAGGAAAGCGCGCTGCAGGAGATCGACCCGGAAACGGTGCAGCTGACACCCGAGCAGCTGACGACGTGGGCCGACCTCGCCCGCCGCGTCGACGCGATCGCCGCCGGCGGCGGTGGGGCAGGCGGGGGAGGGGTGAAAATCGTCCGCGACCCACAATTCTCGGGTGCGCTGCTGCTCACCGTCACGGCCGCGCCATTCGCGCCCGTCGTCACCGAGCAGCCCGGGACGAAGACCGTCGCCCCCGGGCTGCAGGCAGCGTTCGCGGCGTCGGCTGACGGGGAACCGGCACCGACGCGGCAGTGGCAACGCCGGGCAAGCTCGGCCGCGCCGTGGATTGATATCGACGGCGCGAAAGCACGGATCTACACGACGCCGGCGCTCACCCTCGCCGACAACGGCAGCGAGTACCGCGCCCTGTTCACGAACAGCGTCGGGACTACCGCAAGCGAAATCGCGGTGCTGACCGTGGTGACGCCGGTCCTGCCGGTCATCACGAAACAGCCCGTATCGGTCGGGGTCGGGTTCGGCGATCACGCGACACTCTCGGCCGAGGCCACCGGCTACACCTCGGTGCAGTGGTACGTGCGCAGCTACAACGGCGGTTCGACCGTGTGGGCGAGCGTGCCCGGCGCGACCACGGCGACTTTCGACACCGGCGAAATGTACAACACGTCACAGTTCAAAGCGGTGTTCAGCAACGCCGCCGGCTCGACCGAGACAAACGTCGCTGACGTGACGGTCATCGACTGAGAAAGGCGAACGAATGGCTCAGACAATCCGCGTCGCGGAACTCGACGAGTACGGCAAGCTGCACCCCGACACTATCCCCGAGGGGGTGGGCGGGGGCATCCCCGCTGGCCTCGTCACCGCGGCCGGCGACCTCATCGTCGGCGGCTCGGACGGCAAGCCGCAGCGCCTTGCGGCCGGTGCGAGCGGCCAGGTGCTTACCCGCGACAGCGCTGCACCGGCTGGCGTGAAATGGGCGACGCCGGCGACGTCGGGTTCGGGTTCAGGCTCGGGCTCGGTCGGGGGCGCGATCACCGGTCTGCGGCGGTTCGATATCACCATCCCGGGCAGGCTCGCCGTCGGCGTGAGCGACGCCGCGATTTGCCCGGGCGAGGCCGGGTGGATACGCCGCATCGTCGGCTCACTAGGCACGAACGCCGGCGCGGCCGGCCTGCTCGTGAACGTGCTCCGATCGCCCGGCACGAGCCCTTTCGTGCAGAGCTACACGACCGTGTTCCCGACGCCGGCGGGCCGGCTCACGTTCGACCGTGACCCCGCCGGCGGGGTCGGGCCGGCTTATCCGACCGATATCCGCGACTACGCCCGTGAGGACGTCAGCCCCGCGGCCGGCTATCCGGCAGCGACAACGTTCAAGATCTCGGTCGATGCGATAGCGGCGACCCTCTACACGAGTCAGCCGGGCGCCGACCTGACCGTCAGCATTCTGTGGGAGCCCGTCACGTGACGGTGCGTAGCCGGCTGAACACCCGGGTGCGCGCGTGGGCGAGCGGGATCAACGGCGGGGAGAACTACACGGCCAGCGGACGACCAGCCGAGGCCGCGGCGGTGCTCTCGGCGATCGCCGGCCTGCCAGCTGAGTTCCGCCCCGACCGGATGCTGTTCGGTGCGAACCGAGGTGGCACCGACGTGCACATCATGGGCGCGCTCGACCCCGACACCGCGCTGAGCGATTTCGGGGCATCCGGCGGCAGCGAGAATTACCAAGCGAGTGTGAGCTACAAGGCTGATCGCCGGCTCGCGCAGATGGTGCTCGTCGGCGAGCGGTCGAGTTCGGTCGTTCACGAGTGGGGGCACATCGTCGATTTCGCGTGGGCACGTTCGCAGGGTGACGATCGCAACCTGTCGCGCACCTATCTGCCGTGGTATCAGCAGAGCGGCGATGAGGTGTCGCTGTCCTACAGCGATACCTATCAGGAATGGTTCGCCGAGTATTTCCGGTGGCGGCATTTCCGATCGCTCCGGGTGCTGCTCGAAGCGGGCACGAACCGGGTCGAACGTCTGCAGGAAAACGATCGCGTGTGGCGATCGCTGTTCCCGTTCGTCACGCCGTGGAGCGAGATCGAGTCGTTCCCCGCGGCCACGACGTCGGTCACGGCGAGCGTCTGGCAGCGACCACAGGCGCCCGACACCACCGAGGTGCCGGCCCTCGTGACGCTCAATGCTGACGGCTCGGCGACATTCACCACCACCAAGCCGACCGGGTCGCCGCTGTTTCAGCAGGGCACGATCGAGTCGACGATCGCGCTGCCGGCGACAAAGCACGTTCGGTTCGCCGTCGACGTCACCGTGCCCGCGGGGCCGGCGCTGCTGCGGTTCCGGTTCGGTCAAGGGCCGAGCCTGAGCAGTCGCACATTCGTGCACCGCGTCGTGCCGACCGGGCAACACACCATCGATGCGTCGGTCCTCGCGACGGGATGGTCGGATCTGCGCGTGCAGACCTACATCGACTACACCTCCCGCGCCGGTAACCTCGGTGCCACCGTGTCACGCCCTCGCGTGTGGCGCAGCTGACGCAATCCGCCCCCCTCTCGCCCACGGGCGGGAGGGGGGCGGCGTTTCGTCGTTTCACCGGTGCGACGGGTGCGCCGGCCAACCCTCATTCGGCCCCGACGCCGGCGACATAGCGCTGAGGTAGGCCCGATGAACGCGCTCGCACGCGAGGCGCAGCGACGTGCCCCACCCGAGCAGGCGATCGCCGTCGCCGGCGTGGTGCACGGCCCGGTAGCGGATGCCGTCGACAGTGCGCCGGATCTCGATCGTGCCGTACCGCTTTCCGGCCGGGTCGACCATGTGCCAGCTGCCGGGGGAGATCTCCACAGCGGCGAGCATTGGGTGCCAATCGGGCATGCCGGCGAGCGTATCCGGGGGCACCGACAC